TTTTACGTTTATATTACGATAAAAATGTGTGTATTATATTAAACACTATGTTTAATATAATTTTATTATTTTATTACTGTAATGCATTATCTTTTAAATGCGATTATCAATCGATTAACGGACCAGTTTCTAGTCATGTATTATATAAAGAAGATAATTTAAATGTTGTAAAATGGCTTGAAAAATACGAATATTGTAGAGCTAAAGGTGATACAACAGTATACAAAGATGCTGGAAAGGATAAATGCGAATATTCAAGAAATATTTGTTTTTATTATGATAACGAATGTATTTTTGATGAAACACGAGAAAATGATCTATTAGAAGAATGTCAAGATCTTTTAAATAATAACGTTCTCGAAGATGGTTTAGATCTTGGTAGACAAAATGATGAACCAACAGAACCAACAGAACCAACAGAAACAACAGAACCAACAGAACCAACAGAACCAACAGAACCAACAGAAACAACAGAAATAGAACCAACAGAAACAGAAGCAACAGAAGCAACAGAAACGACAGAAACAGAATCAATAGAAACAGAATCAGAAGCAATAGAAACAGAAGAATGTCAAGATCTTAATTTGTCAACGAAGGTAGTAGAAACAAAAACAGTAAAAACAATAGAAACAACAGAACTTTATAGTTCTACAAAAGATAATAAAAATTCTTTTATTTCTCTTATCATTTTTTTATCATTTCTTTTTTAATGGATGATTATTGATAAAAAGAATCATTTTCATTAAATGCAGTTTTGCATCTACATGATGTATGACATAATTTATTACAAGTATTGCAATTAATTTTAGGAATAGATGTTGTATATCCTGAATAGCATTCTAGACCAGATATAGGAAACCCACCATTTTTATTCCAAATAGCACCAGTATTAACCATTTTTTTATAAGCTCTAATATATGTAATATCCCATTCATTTGAATGATCTTTAAATTTATTCATATATGTTTGAATATCGTCATTGTATGGTGTTTTTGTCAAGTCTCCTTGGCATGCTTTTCCCATCCAAGCGTCATGAATTGTATAAGACCATTTTTTTGCAATATTATTATACCAAGTGACATCTTCAAATTCTAGGTCTTGATCAATAACTAATGTATTAGGATCAGGATTTAAATCGACTAATTCTTGTGCTAATATTTCTTCTTGACGTTTACGAAATTCTTTACTTGTAAATTTACAAAGATCTTGTTGAATAAAAAATTCACGAGTTGGTAATGGTAATGTACTTAATACTGGTGGATTATTTATTGTGATTTTAGATACACATGTTTCTTTATAATAAATGTTTGACCAATTATACATTAGTATATCTGTACATTTAGATTTTTTAGGATTGCAATAAGAATTGTCTTTTTTTAAACATCCTTTTTCATCTAATAAAGTATGAGAACCCATTAAAGCAGTCATTTCTTCTATTGTTAAATTTTTACTTTTTGCAAATGAACTAAACCCAGTTGTATTCATATTTGCAGGTGCAAGAGAATTTGTTGGATTTGGTACTGTACGATCATGACGTCCAACTAAAAAAGGTTGTATATTATCACTTTTAATAATTTTAGGACCTCCTAAAAATTCAGTTGCTACAGCACCACATACTGCGACGATGTCTGCTACAGATGTATCGTATTTTTTTGCTAAAGCTAATGCATTTTTTGATAATAAGTATGCGAAATTATCATAATTGTTTTCTGATCTTCTGAGTTCATCTTCTGTTAATAATAATGATCCATCTGCGCCACCAAAACCTTCAGATACTGATAAAGAATCATGAGCTGCTGCTCGAACATAAAAATTACACAAACGTTTTTCATAACGACATGCTGCTTTACATCCACTTATTACACTAACCCAGTCTACTTTACGAGGATTGTAAAATTTTTCTTTAGGTTTCCAAGAAGGAAGACGTACTTGAATTACTTTATTTTTTCTTGAATGTTTAGATAAACATGCAACAAAATTAATTGACAAGATTAAAATAAGAAATTGCATTTAAAAGTACCTTACAATTTCTTATTTTTAAATTTAAATTCGATTTTTTATTTTTATTTGCATTTCATGTCGATTATTTAATTAAAGATCATCAACGTCAGTTTTTTCAGCGTTTTTATCTACAAATAATTTATCCATTGTAGTACCACTTAATTCGTGTTCTTTAGGAACTATAACAGGTCTAGAGTAATATACACCCAAGTATTTTTTACACATATTAATAACAAATTTATCATCAATATCCTCTCCAAAACACAATCCTCTATTCTTGTGCTTCATCATCCAAACAACTCCTGATAAAACTCCAGCCATAACTTGAATAACAGTTGGGCCAAAATATTGATCTTTTAATACATTTTTAGTATAATCTGTATTTAATATAGAACCAGTCCAAAAATAAAATAATTCTTCACTTTCAGTAAAAGGATTTTTTCGAGATACAAAAAGAGTTCCAATATTATCATAACCATTTATTTTATCTTCATACATATTTAATACTTTCCACCTAGATGGATCATTCAATATTTTAATCATTTCTGATGGAGGTATTTTATCAATCATTTCTTCCGTATGAGGATTTAACTTGTATACATAATGCATAGTTGGTGCATATTTAAATGACCCCAAATAACGATTTAATGAAATACCTTCGCCATGATGAATACAACGGCCTTCAAATTTAGTAAATGTAATACTATTATCACTATTAATTTTTAAAGGTGCTATAGATTCAAATTTTAAATCTTTACCATACGCCTTTGTTATTAATAATTGAGGAATTACTTGATTAACAGCTGATTTAGCAAAAGGAATATATTTTTCGTGAGTACCCATTTGAATTTCTGCTGGTTCAAGACCCTCTGTAATTAAACCAACACAACTCCAAGTATTGATAAAAATATCTTTATTAATTACCTCTGGCAATTGAGTATCAATTTCTGAACAATGCATAACCTCTATACCCAACATTTTTGCAAGTTTTTTATGATTTTTTTCTTTGACATATTGTTCCATATGTTTATTTACATTTTTATTCTTTGATTTCCTATATTTTATAACCTGTTTAGCCAAGTTTATAATACCTTGTTTTACAAATACAGAAATCAATCCAGGATTCATACCAAATTCAATTAAACTTGTTGTGTCACCATAATCTTTTGTTTTTTCAGCTATTAATTGCAAGTTTACATGCTGTAAAAAAATACCATTGTTAACTGGACAGTGAATCGTACTATCTTCAACAATATCATCCTCTTCAATAGAAGTATTGATATATAAAATGTTTCTCATTCTACATTCTTGAAAAATAATATAAGTACATGTTTGAGTTGTTAGATCAATAATAATATCATCCTTTTTTAATTTTAATTTTTCATCAAATAATAAAGTTAAATTATGTCTTTTTATTTCAAAATGTAAAAATGTAGCTCCATTACGTACAATTTCTACAACAGATGGAAATTTACTAGTATTTATATCTTTATCTATAATAAAAACTTGTTGTGGTTTATATTTGATAAATTTATTTAAATAATATATACAACATTTTGCTACAGATCCACACCCTAAAAACACGATTTTTTGGTTTTTATCTAATTTTATCCTTTCATCCATATAATATATATAAACAAAATAAATTTACAAAAAAATAAGCTTTTAAAAAAAAAAGCGTTACTTTGCCGAAACTGAGCTTCAGCCAGATCAGTAAGGTACCAAAAAAAAGATTTACCAAAAAATAAAAATACTGTCTATTTTCTTTTTGCGTTAATAATTTGTACTTTTATTATAAAACGAATATAAGACGAATATATATGAACTTTTCTATAAATATTTGCGGTTTTGGTTTTGTAGGAGGGTCTATTGGTCACGTTTTAGAAAAAAATAACATTCATTATAATGTATACGATGTTATTACACCAATTAAAACTGGTACGTATTCTTATTATGATGATATAAACAACATGGTAAATGAGTCTGAAAATGAACTCGATATGCCTAGATTTACACACGATGTCGATAGACAGCAAGGTACCAATATTTATTTTATTAGTGTTCCTACACCAAGTGATGATGATGGAAATTGCGACACTTCGATAGTTGAAAAAGTTGTAAAGGATCTTTCTTTAGCTATTAAAAAAAAATCTATTATTCTTATTAAAAGCACAGTTAAACCAGGAACTATAAGAGAGTTATATGAAAAATATCATAATGAACTTGTAGATATTGTCTTTTGCCCTGAATTTTTAAGAGAACTTACTGCAAAAGATGATATGTATAATGCAAATTTTTCATTATTTGGTAATCATTCTGGAAAAGATGATGATACAACTGAAAAGTTGATTAATTTATTTACTAATTACATGTATAAACATAAAAAGTTACCATTTTACAAAAGACTTTTATCACAAAAAGGTGGTTTTAAGTGTTATACAAGAACATTTGAAGAAATGGAATTATTTAAATATACTATAAATACTTTTTTAGCTGTAAAGGTATGGTATTTTAATGAAATCTATGAAATATGTAATAAATTCAATATTGATTATCAAAGTTTTAAAACACTTTTTCCATTAGAGCCACGAATAGGAAAATATGGTACTACAGTACCTGGAGATGATGGAAGAGGGTTTTCAAAAAAATGTTTACCAAAAGAATGTAGAGGTATGAAGGGTTTGCAAAATGAATTAAATATTCCTAATAATGTATTGGATGAAATTTTAACAAGAAATAATTATTTTAGAAGTTTAGAATAAATATGGGTCATATGGATACAAATCAAAATAGAATGGGTCAAAACAATAACAACTTGGATTACAACAATAGTAATATTCATCGCATAAAGGATCATAATAATGACATTCTTTATTATTACACATTGGTTTTTTAGATGCTTTTAAATTTTTACTAGTATCATTTGTATTTGTATCATTTGTCGCATTTGTCGTATTATGTGAATTAGGATGAAGATATAAATTTACATATGTAACATATGATCCTGTGGTAGATGAATTTTTTAAAGGATTATGATATATCCTATTTTTATTTATAAACGTTTTATTTTTAGAACCACATGTAGAATTTGTAGCTTGCGAGTTATTTGTTTTATTCATTCTTTTTTATTTTTTATATTATTATAAAAGATAAAAAAAATACATAAATCACTGTTATTAGAATATTTAAAAAGAATGAAATAAACATTTTAAATCAACAATCTTTTGAATATAAATTTTTCCTTTTAGATCTTTCTTTGATTTGTTTTAATTTAATTTCTTTGTCACTAATGATTTCTATATTATTTAATATTTTATACCATTTTGTCTTGACAAAAAATTTATGCCAAGGATCTTTAGGATCTGGTTCTCTTATACTTATTCCATGTATTCTCTCTGGACATTCATTAATACAAAAATTGCTAATAACAGTTTTCTGTATATCCTTTGCTATTTTTTGATCAGTTATACTTAGAAATAAATCAAATTGTTGAGGATCAGATAATTTTAACACTGTATCGCTTGTTAATTTCAAGACTTTTATTTTTTTTACAATATTTTTAAATTTACGCAAATCAAGTGGTACTAAACAACTATATTTTGGTTTGTATTTGTTAGTGCGTTTAAATTCGCAAGCTAAATTTTTTGTATAATTTTTCCATGTTTTATCGTCGTTTACATTTGGTAATGTACCAAAATTTTTTAATATAGATACACTTAAATCTGGATGCCAACTTGGACTAGCTACTGCAAATTTAGAATAATGTGATGTTTCATATATTGAAGTAACTCCACCCATATAACATGCATCGTATGCTATTAATTTAATATTAAATGGTTTCACTATATACTCTAATAATTCAGAAACTCCTAAAAATGGATCATCCCATGGACCTACAACAACAGACCCACCGTGACCATAATACGATATAGCTTTTATATCAGTTTTTCTATCAATTGAATCAAGTTTTATTAAATCAACTAGATTTTCTAACCAACGTTTTCTACTATAATTTCTTTGTTGACTTTTTTTTAATAATATTTCTTCATCTGATGTCATGTAAATGATATTTGCTAAACGTTTACTATATATTTTTAAGATATATACACTAGTATTAGTGTCTAAATTTTTTCTACATTTTTTAAAATTATCGTAAAATTCTTCATCCTCATCTTTGTCAGTTATATGTGCAAATATAAACCAACTTTTCATTATATATACATATAATCTAGAATTTAAATTTAACGTAAAAGTTATCTAAAAAGGTACCTTTTAAACGGCAAGGTATCTAAAAAAGGTACCTTTTAAACGGCAAGGTATCTAAAAAAAATATCTTAAACCATATGGATAAGAGAGTCTCCAAAAAAGATAATGGTCATAATGATGACTATCACAGTAGTAATAATAATGGCGATGCTTGTGATGTTTGTGGTGCTTATGGTGTTTGTGATGTTTGTGGTGATGATGACTAGACATTGTGTATATTATTACCAAAGATAAAAAAAATATATAATTCAGTAATAATATAAAAGATAAAAAGAACGTTTTATTAGATTAGTTTAGGAATTTTTACACCAAAAATAGTAATGAATTTTTTAGCTTCTTCTTCTTTACGTTTTCTTTCTGCTGCTGCACCTGCATCAGCTGCAGCTTTAGCTTCTTCAGCGGCTTTAATAGCGGCGATAGCAGCTTTTTTTTCTTTTTCTGCTTCTACCCAAAGAGGTTGATAAAAATTTTCATATTTTTCTGCTTTATTATACGTATAATAAAATAATCCTAATACGAGAAGAATTATGATAACATATGTTATGTCCATAATTTGTTTTTTATCTAGTTTTTTAAATTTAAACTTGTTTAATTTCATCATTTTATAATATATTAAAATAAAAAAAAGTTATTCTAATATCAATCAATTTTTAATTTTATAGCACATAACAAAATCCATTACACCAATACCTTTAATATTAGACGGCAAGGTACTTTCTTCGCAATCATAACAAAATCCATTTTCACATTCATAACACCAAAATGTACGTTTTATCACATTTTACACATTCTCCTATATTATCGCACATAGAATCGCACATAGAATCGCATCCCAAGTTAATACTCATTTAAACTAATACATTTTTATATTTTAATTCATTTTTATTATTTAATCTAAATCAAATGACACTTTACGTTTATTTACATTAATTCCATCGACAC